AAACGGGTATATTAAAGGAATTTCTAGACTTTTTATAGAGAGTTTACAAGAATTGGGTCAGAATAAACGTCCCATTCATTGTAGTGATAAAAAGCGTAAGACAATTTATATCAAAGAAGATAATGAATGGGACAAAGAGGGTTCTCTAGAAACACTTAAAAAAGGAATCAACGAAGTAACAAAGAGAACCTTACAAACTCTCAAGAAAGAGAAGGAGAACAATGCAGAGGAATACAAAGACGGAGATTCCGAATTTTCCATGAAATGTCTAAACATACAACGGAATTTGTTTCCGAGTGCGGATCGCGAGACTACAATTGGTAAGGTAATCGAAAAAATAACACAAAGTTCCGGAATAGTGTAAAACTTAGAAAAAAAAACACGATTTAAACCGACGAACCTTTTAATCCGCACCCGTAGGGTGCGCTTTCAAATGGTTATCGGTCATTGACCACAAAGAATATCAATCCGCATAGCGGATTGATATTCTTTGTTGGTTTGGATTCTCTTTTAATTTTCGGAAAATTGGACATTTATAAATGTCCAATTTTCATTTTTATAAAAATACTTTTTCAGCAACTTTTTATAAGCAAACATAAAAAACCAGTTCTTAGCATAATGCAGTAAAACGTGTTTTTTAAAGAATTATTTGTTAGCATAACTTTTTTTGTTGTTTTCTTTCGTGTGGTTTAGGGGATTTTTTTGTGTAAGTATTAAATACTTACAAATGACTTACATAAAAATCCCAAAAAATCCCCAGACATTCGAGTGCTTGAATTGTTCTTATATATGCTGTAATAAAAAAGACTTTAATAAACACACTTCCACTGGTAAACATAAAATACTTACAGGATACTTACAAAATACTTACAATAAATCCCAAAAAATCCCCTTAGCATTCAAATGTGATTGCGGAAAGGTTTATAAACACAGACAGAGTCTTAACAATCACAAACGTAAATGTTTAGATAAATCCCCAAATATTGATGAAAATCAAGAAATAACATTGCGCGATGATTCAAAACCCCTAGATTACAAAAACCTATTATTGAAATCAATGGAACAAAATAACGAGCTGATGAATTTGCTAATTTCTAAAAATAATCAAACCGACGAATTGCTGCACCAAAACAAAGAGATGCACAATACAATAAAGGGTATAATACCAAAGATAGGTAATAACAACACAACTAACAACAATAATCAGTTCAATTTACAAGTATTTTTAAACGAAGACTGTAAAGACGCATTGAACTTTTCCGAGTTTCTACAACAAATACAAGTTTCATTTGAAGATCTAGAGAACCAAGCAGAAAACGGGTATATTAAAGGGATTTCCAGGTTATTCATAGAGAGTTTACAAGAATTGGGACAGAATAAACGTCCCATTCATTGTAGTGATAAAAAGCGTAAGACAATTTATATCAAAGAAGACAATGAATGGGACAAAGAAGGTTCTCTAGAAACACTTAAAAAAGGAATCAACGAAGTAACAAAGAGAACCTTACAAACTCTCAAGAAAGAGAAGGAGAACAATGCAGAAGAATATAAGGATATGGATTCCGAATTTTCTTTGAAATGTCTAAACATACAACGGAATTTGTTCCCGAGCGCTCCGCGCGAGACTACAATAGATAAGGTAATCGAAAAAATAACATCTAATATGGGAATAACTTAGATTATTCATATGTGTAAAATTGATTTTTTCTTGTTTATAAAATTTTATATTAGAACAACATAAAATGCAAATCATGTCACAATTCGTAGTAAAACTTGCTTATACAGATAGACGATGCTTTTATAATATACCTCCGAATTGGACAGTTAAATATGCATTTTTGAGAATACGAGATTATATAGTAGAAGATTTCGATATAGACAATACATTTGAACTAATCCATGTAGATGGCATACCACATAGTTATACAGACCAACTAGAAGAATACAAAGGACAACCTCACATTTACCTTGATAGTGGAGAGTTAGTAGGTAATTATTTCAATAGTGTTGAACTCAATACATTTTATATAAAACGAATTGAATGTGAAGAGTATGAAACGCATAACGGTTGTATAGAAAGAGTAGTGATTTAGAGCGGACAATTTATCGCGGCAAATTTATCGCGGACAATTTCCGTAACATTTACCTTTATAAAAATAATGGTCGCGGTTTAATATTGTTATATCACCATAATTCGCCTTCATTGTAGGACCATTTTCGTTTCCACCAACACAACGACTACCACCCAATAATACGCAACAAGACGTAGAGGCACACGCGTCTTTTTCTAATTTACCACATTCTTCTTCTATTTTTATCGGTGAGTGTTTATGATATTCACAGAACCCACCCATTTTGGATGCCGTATCCTCTATTGGTTTCGTTGTGCTGTATCCAGTCAAACGACTTAGATATACAGAATCCTCGTAATTGGGAACAAAAGTAGACGGTTGGTATCTGAAATATCCAGGTTCGTTGTAGTTTATATCGGTTTGTGAACCGGTCCAAGGAACTTCTATCAATTTTCCATCTTTTCCTCTAACGTACATTTTTTTTTGTTTCAGTCTCGGGTCTTCTTGAATAAGAGAACTTGCAGAATCGTGATACTCAGGAAAAGCTGTATCGGCGTTCCAATCCTCATTTTTTGTAACGTTTCCGCTTGCGTCCATCTTATATTGTGAATCTCCTTCTGCGTCTTTTGTATATATATTTCCACTTGCGTCTAAACTCATTTGTTTTTTATCACCGTCTATTATATAGGTCTCACCATTATCCTTAATTACACTTTGTCCTTCATATAAAGTATTCGTCACTCCAATAGTCAACGATACAAATACAATTAATATTAAAAAAGCTATAAAAATATAAGATTTCATATTTTAATTTATTATACACTATAATCATACTTTTTCTCGTGCATAACTGGTAAAATTGATTATAAAAAAATTTATATAAACATATATTATACTTTACATATAATGATTATTCCCGTTAAATGCTTCACATGTGGCATTGTTTTAGCCGATAAATATAGATATTTCCAAAGTAAGGTAAGGGAAGCGAAAATGAAGGAAGGTGTTTCTATCGATAAGGTTGTATACTTAACTAAAAACAACATGGATAAGACGGCCGAAGGAAAAATTTTAGATGATCTTCATTTGACCCGTCCTTGTTGTAGACGCCATATGTTGACTCACGTCGACATTGAATAAAAATATATACGTAAATATATACAATGGGTTTGTTGACTAAGCGCGTTAGAAAACAGAGAAGTTCTACTAAAAAGAATAACCGTAAGAGAGGTGGGTGTGGTTGTGGTTTAACTGGCGGAAAACGAAAGAACAAAAAATCAAAAACCAATAAAAACAAACGTAAAGTAAAAGGTGGTTCACAACATTTAGAATCAGTGCCTATTAGTCATTATTATCCATTAAATGACCATAGTAGCAGTCTTTCAGAATCATATGGTACTGAGTCTTCCAGTGCTAATTTTTCGGGTGGTAAAAAAAAGAAAAGTTTAAAAAAAAGGAAGACGAAAGGAGGAGGAATGTTAGATGCAATTTTTAACGGACCCCAGTTAAACGTCGCAACTGGGTTTGGTACAACAGCTGGTTCAAAAATGTTATATGATGTTCAATCATTAAATAATCAACAGAACGATAATGTATTAGACCAACCTGCAGGAAAATTATACAATGAACATTCACCTTTATTGGCGTAATAAGTTTCATATTTAGTCAATTGTATATATATTTGAAATATACAATTGTCGAAGCGTTTATATATATATAATAAATATATACACATGATGAATCTAAATCCTCTCACCAAATTATGCGGACCATCTCATTTTTATTTAGTAATTTCACTTTTTTTTGTACTCATAGCATCTATACAAAATATGGGAAGTAATAATGTGTATTGTCTAGGAAATCTGTCTTGTGATGTTACAAGCACAACTCTAATATTTACGGTTAAATTATTATATATTATATTTTGGACTTGGATACTCAATTTAATGTGTAATACAGGAGCCACCCCAATCGCTTGGGCTCTAGTATTGATGCCATTCATTTTGATGTTTCTATTGATTCTGACTATGATGTTCAAATAATCATATTACGATACATAATATATTATAGTGTAATATATTATATGAGTGATTCCAATAAAAAAAAAGCGAAAAATAAAACGGTAAAGAATAAAAAAGTTCAAGGGCATATAGATTTCGAAAAAAGTGGTTGGAAGCATATTACAATATACGGTGAACCATATGATAGAGGATACGCCCACGGGTATTTATTATATGAAGATTTAAAGCGGGTTTTGACTATATTACCATTTATGGTAGATGAACATTTCAAAATTTCATTCAAAAAATATATGGAGGATTGTGACAAACACATTTATAATATAGTGAAAAAAAAGTGTCCTGAAATATACAACGAATTAAGGGGAATTGTTGCCGGTGCTAGGAAAAAGGGGGTTAATATTACTCTCCGTTTTTTGATAGCCTGGAATTCATTCTTATCATTATATTCATTCTATAAAAACGGTGGTTCTGAGCGGTGTAGTGCTTTTATTGCTACAGGCGAAGCAACCGAGAAGGGCGATATAGTCATGGCACATAATACACATTCGGATTTCCTTACAGGGCAATTATTAAACATTGTTATGACGATTAAACCTACGAATGGAAATGTATTCAAGATGCAAAGTTCTGCTGGATTTGTAGCGAGTAGTTCCGATTGGTTTTTATGTGAAAATGGAATAATAGGTTGTGAAACAACCATTGCTCATATTAATTTTAAACCAAAATTCGGACTGCCTTACTTTTGTAGGATACGTAAATTGATGCAATACGCAAATAATCTTGACGATTGTATAGATATTATGTCGAAAGATAGCGCTGGTGATTATTCTTGTTCGTGGTTATACGGGAATATAAATGACGGCGAAATAATGGTCCACGAAATAGGGAAAAACATTCAGAATGTAAAACGAATGAATAATGGCGTTATATATGGAATGAACTCCGCATTGAGTTTTGAAATACGTAGTTTAGAAACCACCGATACGGACCACTCCGACCTTAGCACCAGTCTCGGTTCTCGTAGTCATCGTCTAGATTATCTACTAAATCATAAACACTATGGTAAAATTAACTTGTCAATAGCAAAGGAAGTAATAGCAGACCATTACGATACGAAAGAAAATAGGGTGCACAAAACTGCCCGAGGTATATGTAAACACTCAGAAATAGATGATATGTATAATTATACTCCATATGGAGCGACCGATGGAAAAGTTACAAATAGCGCTCTAGCAAAAACACTTAATTTCCACGGGCGATTTGGTTCGTCCTGTGGTCGGACGTTTTCCGTTACTTCTTATGTGAAGAAACATCCAGAACATAAGAAATGGTTATCCGTATTGGACGATTATAAACCGTATGGATGGGTTAAATTGTAATGTATATATTTTTTTTTACTATTTTCATCGTTCGTCTATAGTTATGTGATTGTGTCTTGATGTTCATAATGTTACTTGTCTTCTTTGTAAAATTGATTTAAAAATATAACTATAATCTATAATAATATACTCATTATCATGGATCCAAAAATATCTAATATCTCAGAAGAGTTCGGCGTTTATAAATTTACACTTAGTGGTTTAAATGTCAGTTTAGCAAATGCACTACGTAGAATCATTTTAAGTGAGATACCAGTTGTAGCAATTAAAACCGATACATATGAAACTAACCAATGTAATATCGAGATTAATACAACACGATTACATAATGAAATTCTAAAACAGCGATTAAGTTGTATTCCGATATTCTTGGGTCCAGATGAATTGGAATTGTTACCTGGTAAATATCAATTGGAAATCGATAAGCAAAATGATACAGATGATATGGATTATGTAACGTCTGCTGATTTCAAAATTAAAAATAAAGCGAACGGGAATTATCTAACAAGTGACGAGACGAAGCGTATATTTCCTCCAAATGAAATCACGAAATGTTACATTGATTTTGCTAGACTAAGACCGAAAATTGGAAATAACATACCAGGGGAACGACTTAAATTGGTAGCAGATTTCTCTATATCAAATGCAAAAGAAGACGCAAAATTCAATGCCGTATGTAATTGTACTTATGGATTTACCCCAGACATGGCGAAGGCAACATCGGTGTGGAATGAAAAAGAGAAGGTTATGAAATCGAACGATATCCCCACTAAAGAAATTGAATTTCAGAAGAAGAACTTCTATATTTTAGACGCACAGCGACATTATATACCAGATAGTTACGACTTCACAATTGAGACTATTGGTTCGTATGAAAATAGAGAAATAGTTAAACAGGGCGCGAATGTGCTAACAGATAAATTCGCTTCGTTCATTAAGGACATTGATGCTGACGCTGTGACTATAAATACAGGGGAGACTACAATTGAGAATTGTTATGATATTTTATTGCATGATGAGGATTATACAATAGGTAAAGCAATCGAGTTTATTTTATACGATAAACATTACATCGGTGATAAAACTCTTTCATTCTGTGGTTTTAGAAAATTCCATCCACACGATACCAAAAGCACAGTCCGTATTGCGTTTGCAAATACAGCAGATAAATCAATGGTTAAACAATATTTACGTGATGCATGTTATAGTGCCCAAATGCTGTTTACGAAGGTGCATAAACTATTCTAATATATGCGTTCTTTATACACTTATTTTTTTTTAACTTGTAAAATTGAATTAGAAATATATACCATATATTATCAGTATACACGATGGAGTCACGCATTAATAAAACGATTGTAACTTATATCAGGTCATTTAAGTCAGATATCGGCGATAAGGTCAAAAGTATGGATTTAGGAGACGTCAAAACAAGCGAACTTATGAGGTTTATATTTGATTATCAAAAACTAACATTGAAATCCAATGATTTTAATAAGCGAAAGCGGTTGAAAAATTCAATACCAGTAACAAATAGGTGTAGCGCTTGTAAGGCGAATGGTGACCAATGCACTAGAAGAAGACGAGCAGACACCGAATTCTGCGGAACACATTCAAAAGGGGTTCCACACGGTTTAATTAAAGATACAGTCAGTTCTGAGAATCAAAATCAAACTGTGGATATTTTCGGCGAAGATGTCAACGGCATTATTTATTATATGGATAAATTTTCAAATGTTTATAAAATGGAAGACATTATGATGCAAAATGAGAACCCGACTGTGATCGGTGAATATACATTTATAAATGGCGTATACGATATAAAATTTAAGGATTGATTGTTCTCGATATAGTTTCAACTGTCGTTTCTTCTCTATTATCCATAATAAATTCATTTAGTTTAGACGCAGTAGTTAGGTCGTTGTTGTAATATTTAGATAGGATTTCTAATAAATTCTTTTTAGTTATAGGTTTTTTCACAGTCCTTTTTTTATATATAATTTTTCCTTTGTTGATATCGAATTCGTCTATTTTATTTGATTTCATTATTTCAATTAAACTTTTTGATAATTCATCTTGTTTGTTTTTTCGGGTTTTTTCTTGTTTCTTTAGTTCCCTTAATTCGTTGTCTATTTTAACCCATTCTTTTATATTTTCTATTAATAATTGTTTGTTTTCCATATTACAACTATATAAAACAGCGATATAATATTTATATTATTTTTTATTATATACAGATTCTAACATTTAAATCCTCAAAGATGTATATAAGGCAATCTCATGTTTAGTAGAAAATCGAGAAGAACCAGTTCCTCTATGAAAATGGTTATATCACAAACCGATAAGAATATTATTGCACCTTCAATGCCGCAATTAAATTCAACTATGAAATCTGCAAATATCACACGTAATAATTTTATGAATTCACCCGCTTTAACATACCGAAGTGGGAGCAATGGTATGACTTGGGGTAGTCCTACATGGATATTTCTACATACAATTGCTGAAAAAATAAAAGATGAACATTTTTCTAAGTTACGTAATGAATTATTAAAAAATATTTATATGATATGCACCAATTTACCATGTCCCGAATGTTCACAACATTCCAGAAATTATATGAATAGTCTGAATTTTAATACCTTAACTACTAAATCGCATTTAAAAACTATGTTGTACGAATTTCATAATTCAGTTAATTCGCGCAAGGGGTACGAATTATTCAATGCAGTTGATTTATATTCAACTTATAACGAACAGGTGCTGTCTGTAACATTTTATAATTTTTTAATTAAATTTAAAGACCGCGGTGCGAGCAACCGTTATATACACGAGGATATTTACCGCGCTCAAATATCGAAAGATCTAGTTAAATGGTTTAATGCGAATAAAGAGTACTTTAATGAATAAATGAAATATTTTACAGTAATATATATCATTTATTATGTTTTCAATCTACAACGAAAATTACTTGTGTTCATTTTACATACGTTAGCATCTGAAATTCCTTGGAAGAAAACTATATCATATCCAGTATTCATTAAATATGTCGTCCACATATAACCAATACCAAAGGCAACAACCCAGGTTACTAATAGATTCGGAAGAATTTTTATACAATTTCTATTACCGAACCAATCTGCTATTATTAAAATCGCAAATGTTAAGATCGTTCCTATATTCATGTTTGTCGTGCCATATTTTATTACAATTGTTAGCACATATGTGAAAGAATATACCAAAGTCATCTGACTCAGTGGCATATATGAAATCGGTCCATTTCCCAATGTAGCACCTCTACAAGATGTGTTGCCCTGGTCTGGGTCACCTTTAAATATTTCAGAACGGCTTGCTAAAATAGTGAATATAGTTGTTATTAAAAGACCAGCTAAATAGAATAATCCTTTCGTGCTAGATTCAAATAATGATTGTAATATGAAATAACCAACAATTATAAATGGTGATAATCTTAAAAATAAATATATGACATTAGTTAAATTTAATTCCATCGAATTTGTTATATATATACAATTAGACAAAAATGTGTTTGAATGTATCTTCAACCTTCTCTACCATAATGAACTCGATACCTTCGTATGTTCGGTTTTTTTTACAAAATTCATTATATTCTCTTTCGTTTTCTTTTGGGAATATAAATTTTTTTACACCCGCTCTTATACCACCAAGTATTTTATCTTCTAATCCACCAATTGCTGTAACGTTTCCTATAAGGTCTATCTCGCCTGTAATTGCTACATCACATCGGATTTTCAAGTTATTTAATATACTGTATATAGCAAGGGTTATCGCAGTTCCTGCAGACGGACCGTCTTTTGATACTGCCCCCTCTGGGCAATGAATGTGTATACCCTTGGATTTATTGTCTTCTTGTTCTTTGTATATTTTTTTTTTTATCGTATCGGTCGTCAAATTCCAAGCGACAGTCTTGGAAACATTCATACTTTCTTTCATTACGTCGCCTTGCATACCTGTAAGTTTTAAATCTAGTATAGTATTTGACGGACAGAATGAAACTTCAATTTGTATTATACCACCCTTTCCGAGAACATTTGCCCATAAACCGTTTATAACCCCATTACGATTATCGGTCTGAACCATTTTCTCACGCACTTTATAATATTTCTTTAGATACTTGTTTTCTATGTCTTCCATTGTAATCTTTATTGGTAACATTCCAACATCCGAATTGGTTTTAAGTAATTCAATATTTATTTCACCATATAAATCAAATAGTAATTCTTTTAGTTTCCTTACACCAGGTTCCATTGTATATAAGTTTATGATGTTTATAATAATGTCTTCATTTAGTTCTATTATATTTGAAAACCCCATTTTCTTATTTATTTCGGGTATGATGTATTTGTTTACGATAACTATTTTCTCTTCCGTCGTGAGATTGTCAAATTTTATTCTGTGAATTCTATCTAATAATATACGGTCTATCTGACTCGGGTCGTTATATGAAAATATAATTAGAGCCTTCGATAAATCAATGTCTATGCCACTAAAATATTTATCTTGAAACCCATCGTTTTGGGTATAGTCAATTAAATGAGTTAAAATACCTATAATCTCTTTACCGTGTTCACTTTTACTTACTTTATCCAATTCGTCTATATATATAATTGGGTTCATACATTTGGAATCCATCAGTATATCGACTATTCTACCCCAAGATGAATTCACATATGTGAAACCGTGTCCTTCTAATGTAGAACCGTTACAGGAACCACCAAGTGCTATAAATGAAAAAGGTCTTTTTGAACCATCGGTGTCTATGAGGCAATTTGATAAACCTTTTTTAGCAAGTGATGTTTTACCAACTCCCGGAGCACCCTCGAACCCAAAACAATAACCCTTTTGTTCTCCAGTAATCCATTGACATATTATTTTCATAATCTGGTTCTTTGCGTGTGTATGCCCATATACAGATTCGTCTAATGCGTTTTCTATCTCTTTTATTTGACTTCCTAAGCAATTTATCTCATTTTTAATATGTAAATTTTCCGCGTATATTTTTTCGTAATGGTTTTCATTTTTATGAATACTACTGTTTATTGATATAATTTCTTTGTAAGAACAATTGTTGACTATTGTTGTTATTTTTTTTCTTCTCTGTTCATCGTTCAAATTATTAAATGCAGGAACAGTGAGTTCTATTAACTTGTTTTTTTTTAAATACTTGAATACGGCATTTATGTTTTTTGAATTTAAATTAGACAAATAAGTTTTTTTGTCGAAAATTTGTTCAATTTCGTTGTTTATCAATGTTACGTAACGCAATATCTCTAGGTTTGTATAATTGTCTTTTCGTTCTATTTTACTTAATGATTTGTCATTAATTGTGCGTTCCAATGATAATTTAAACTTGGTATTGAGTTCTTTTGTTACTTTTAAAATTGGTTCTGTTCTATAATTATCAAATGGTATTTTTAATAGTCCTTCAAGATATTGTTTCGCTTTCGCACCCGACTCGTCGGATTTTCCTTTTATTTCTTTCATTTTCATCATTGCCTTTTCTTTTACATTATCCGGAACTTTCAATATATATATTTGTTGTTCTAATGTGACTCGCGATAGGTCATATTTTTGGTTCATATCTTGGGTATAACTTAGTGTATGTTTCATAGCATCTTTAAAGTATTCTTTTACTTTGGGTGGAAAACTTTCGTATATAATCATCTGTTCATTAGATTCATTTGTAGAACCCATTGTAATTAGGTCGTAAAGTAAATAAGTTATGTATTGTATTTCCTGGTCTTTATTATAAATTAACAAATTTATCAACATACTTCTTTGCGATGTCATGTTAATATCCGTAAATCGTTGAATGGAACGTTCTATCCTATCATTTTTTATATTTTTAGCTTGATTTAATATTGTCTTGTATTTTTTTACAATGTCTTCGTTTCCGTATATTAAAATGTCTCGTAAAGTCATTGCTTTAAGTTGACGTTTAATTATACTTTCGTCTGATTCGCTGTCTTGAATAATTCGCTTGTATAATTCTTCTTTTCTATACGATATATACTCGCAATCAAAGAAATCTAGATCCAAGTCATCAAAATAACCAGTTACAATCATCAATTTATTCATCTCGCTACGAAAAACAATCTTTGAACTACTAATATTAAACATGAACGAATTTATATTTCCGTCGTATTCAAAACATTCCAGGTTTGGTGATTTTTCTAGTTGTATTGATGTATCTGTTATTTTATCAATACAGCAAGATTGATTTTTATCAGTGTTGTTTTTTAATTTATCATTCACTATTTTAAAACATATGGGGTGGAAATGTTTTCTTATTAATTCCAACTTCGAATTTAGTATAGGATTATTTTTCACTTGTTTAAATTCCGACCCAAATGTTATATATAATAAATCTTCCATATTCCTTGTACCGAAACTAGACATTATTAATGATAATTTATCAATAATTTTTTGGAGTTTGTCTATACATTCATCTGTTTTAAATGTATCTATATTTGTTGATAAGAGTTTATTTGAGTTATATAAATCGTCCAGCGACGAAGAACAAATGTGCACGTCACTGTTTCCGTATATATGTAATCGTTTGTATTCATTCAATGAGAGAACGCAATTTATTATAATGTCATTGATATATTCAATCCTGTTTTTTATAAGTCCGATTTTCTTTTTATCATCACTATCACCGATTATTTTTATTTTTACCGATTGTTCTCCGTTTTTTATGTTCATTTCTTGAAATATATATAATATAGTTATATATATTAATACAATTTGCTAAAGAAAACATTTTTATCGTGACTATATTCGTTTTTTTTTTAAATTTATTAATAAAATCCCAAATATATTTATGTTTTTATCAAATCAACTTAAATATTTACGAATATATCATTAAGAATGGGTATACCTAGTTATTTTTCATCTGTTGTTAAAAAACACGGCAATGTTTTAAAGCCGTTGAGTTATTATACACCAATGTTTTTTAATAATATGTATATGGATTGTAATTCAATTGTGTATGATGCTGTTCGTAATATTGAACAATCTGATGATAATTTTGAACTGAAATTAATACATACTGTTATACATACAATTGAAGATTATATAAAACTTATATCTCCATCAAATACAATTTATATTGCTTTTGACGGTGTTGCTCCTTTTGCCAAAATGAACCAGCAGAGGACACGCAGATTCAGGGGTGACTTTATGGCGAAAAACACATTTATAAACAATGCAAATGTAGATTCATGGAGTACAGCACATATTACACCTGGAACCGATTTTATGAATAACTTATCGCGAATAGTCACTAGACATTTTGATAGAAAAGAACAATTGTATGGTGTTAAGAAAATTATTGTTTCGGCATCGGATATAAGAGGAGAAGGTGAGCATAAAATCTTTCAGTATATTCGCGATGTAAATAATAAGGATGAAAATATGCTTCTATACGGTTTGGATTCTGACTTGATTATGTTGACTATTTTCAATAGACAATATTATAATAAAGGATATATCTTCAGAGAAGCACCCGCGTTTATGAACGTAAATAGTGATATAAAACCAGACGATAAGGAACCTTATGTCGTTGATATAGAAGAAATGTGTAGTCAGTTGGTTATTGAGATGGATTGCAGTGTTAATGAATTTAGACGAGTTTATGATTATGTATTTATGTGTTTCTTATTAGGAAATGATTTTTTACCGCATTTTCCGGGTTTAAATATAAGGACGCACGGTCTAGAAACACTCATGCATATTTACAGAAAGCGTATCGGTAATAAACCTAATCTTTTTATAATTAAAGACGATATGACTGTAAATTGGAGAGTATTTAAACTTCTCATTCGCGACATTTCTGATAGTGAACAAAACTATATTCTCGATGAGTATAAATCTAGGGACCGGTTTTCTAAGAAAATTTGGAAGGTAGATACTGAAAAGGAGCGCGAGTATGCTTTTAATTCCATACCATTAATCGATAGAAATATCGAACATTATATATGTCCAACTGAACCATTTTGGGAGCGTAGATATTATAAGGCACTTCTAAATTGTCACCGCGACGAAGAAAATATAAAGATCATATGTAATAATTACATGGAGGGATTGGAATGGACGTTAAAATATTATTGTGGTAAATGTCCTAATTGGAAATGGACATACAAATATGATTATCCGCCATTGTTTGTTGACTTGATTGAATATTTACCTGATTTTTCAATGGAGTTCATTCAACCAAATTTTGAGTCGTTTTCACCGGAGTTGCAATTATCTTACGTTTTACCTCCGAGTAAATGGGATTTACTTCCTGTAAATGTACGTGATTATTTGGTTATTAATCATCCTGAGATTAATAATAGTAAGATGGAATTTAAATGGGCGTTTTGTAAGTATTTTTGGGAGGCACACGTTCACTGCGGAAGTATAAGTTTGGAGATGTTGGAAGTTTGGAATAGTAAATTTAAGGATTTGAAAGTAACCATTGGATGATAACCCGAACCATTTTTTTACACCATTTCCACATTTCAAACGCCGATCCCGAAGGGTCGGCGTATTTTGATGTGAATTGGCAACTGTTACTTTGTAACCGTAAGCTTCGCAAAAAAATTGCCTTTGTTATATCCGAGAAATCGCCGTAGGCGATTTCAGGGTTATATAAATCGGCAATTGAAAGGTTAAAAGGTGTAAATAAACAATTATTATTATATTATATATCAAATTGGAAGCAAAGAACTTGTTATGTGATAATATAATTTAAATAACTATATAAAAAATAATCTATTATATATGTATAATGTTCAGATTCATTGTTCCTTTTTTCCTTGTTAGTATTGTTTCATCTTATGATTTGAATGACCGGTTTAATTCGTGGTCTAATCGTCATAATGTATCGTTTTATAATGATGAACATTATATGAAGACATTTAATAATTGGTATGAAAATGATAATTACATTCATTCATATAATGCACAGGATAATGGTTCAATACTTGCTCACAATCAGTTTTCGGGTATGAGCTCTGTTGAGTTTCGTGGATTTTTGGGTAATTATAAAAAAAAAAGGAATAGTTCGGTTGTTCTTGTTGGAGATGTCGATACGTCGGTAAATTGGGTTGATAAGGGTGGTGTGACCCCTGTTAAAGACCAGGGACAATGTGGTTCTTGTTGGAGTTTTTCAACCACTGGTGCATTGGAGGGTGTTTATTTCGCTAAATATGGTTCGTTAGTTAGTTTTTCCGAACAGCAACTTGTGGATTGTGATAAGATCCGAAACGGGGGAAGTGACAATGGTTGTGATGGCGGGTTGATGGATAATGCGTTCTCTTGGATCGGTAAGAATGGTGGTCTTTGTACAGAGGAAGACTATCCGTATTTTTCGGGCACGACAAAGAAGCGTGGGGACTGTTCCAGTAGTTGCACCAATGTTAAGGGTTCTTCTGTTTCTAAGTTTATTGACGTTCCTCCGTCAAGTGACAAACAGATGATGCTTGCCCTTATGAATCATCCGGTTGCTGTTGCAATTCAGGCAGATGAAAAGGCATTTCAGTTATATAGTTCTGGTGTATTGAAGGGTTCGTGTGGGACAGGGTTAGACCACGGTGTTCTAGCGGTAGGGTATGGCACAGACACAGATGGTGATTATTATATTATTAAGAACTCTTGGGGTAAAACTTGGGGAGAGAATGGGTATATTCGTCTTGGACGTGGAGATGAATACAATAATGGCGATGGTCAGTGTGGTGTTTTACTTCAGGCTAGTTACCCTGTATTATAGACCATTGAAGATTTGAAACGGCACGAAGTGTGCCGTTCAAATCTGTAATTGGGCATCACTTTGAAAGAATAAAATGGCAGGCGTGCCATTTTAAACCCTTGAAGAATTAAAATGGGACGAAGTCCCATTTTGTTCTTAAGGATTATGACCGATAAGTTTCCAAATGGGACGCCTACGGCGTCCCATTTGAAATCTTCATCGGTTTAATTCTTCAAAGGTGTAAAAAATGATTTATTTCAAATAATTTTAATTTCCATTATTTGAAATAAAACCAAGCATTCTGATTACGTAAATCGCCTGAGTTTACTAATTTCAATCTGCGTTTTTTCATTGATATCTGGTAATTTATAACCCTGTGACTTAATCATTATTTCTTGTAAATTGTCTTTGGTTAATAACTCAGCCTCGTCTGGTACGTCGTATGATGAATAATTGTATACATAAACAGAATCATTTTCGTTCAATTTGTGTATGTTCATATTTCTATCCAAAGCTTCTATTAATATCGGTTTATTGCAATGACCGTAATTGCATCTCAAATCTTTAATATTTAACCTTTTTTTAATATCACAATAATCTATTTTTACTGTTAGGCAATCGCGACATACTGCATGAATGCAATGATGAAAGAATAATCGTGGATTTGATAAAGTAAAATCGTCTAAACATATAAAACAAATATTTGAATGCCAGTTCATTTATTACTGTTATAAATTTATAAATTAAAAAATTAAAAAAATAATAAAAATCAATTTTTAAACCGATGAACATTTGAAACGGTGTGTTGCTCTTTTACATCTTGTGTAACACCTTTTGGCGTTCCATTTTTAAGCGAAGTAAAAAAATATTCAAGGGTCTATAAAAGAATTAATAAAATAAGTCTAAATATCGTCAAAGTCCAAGTCAAAGTCTAAGTCTAAGTCTAAGTCCAAGTCGGGGTGTTCGTGTTGTAGTATATTAGGTGAAAGGTGATCACAATCATTATCATTAAG